ATAGTCTCCTGATTCTTAGGATCTTTCATCCACTTATAGAATCCTAAGACTGCTGACCCTAATATGATGTTCTTGAAAAAATTTAATAAGGTATCCCAGAAAGATTTTATTGGTTTAGTAATTGTATCCCTAATTTTTTTACCCAGACCAGCTTCATCATCACCTTCCAATTCTTGTTCTCTTTTTTTCTTTGCTTCAATGGCATCTAGTCTACGTCTTCTGGCAGCAAGTGCCTTTTTAAATATGAATTGTATTCCTAATAATGCTGATATATTTTTGAGTAGTGATGCTATACCTTTCAATCCATTCAGCAATCCAGCAAATATAGATTGATTACTCTCCTCCTCTTGGGCTGGAGGTAACATTGCTACTGGACTTACCTTAGGTTTTGGAGCAGGTTTTGCTCTAGGAATAAAGTTACTTCCCTTTAAAGTTTTTCTCTTCTCAGTAACCTTCATCCCCTTACTAGGAGATGCAGCTCTTCTTCCTTTTCTTATTTCTATTACTGCACTTTGTAATATGGGAATCCTACCATCACTGGGATTAGTAATAGTTAAAGTATTGATTGCTTCTACTAAAGCTCTGAGCATATCAGCGTCAGTCTCCATCTCCCAGACTTCATATCCTAAGTCTGTAAGTATTTTAACTGGACTGGTGGTTGCTGGAGCCATTAACTACTGGATTGTTGTTGTCTTAACCTTTCATCCTCTAGATATTGTTGAAGTAACCCAACATATATATCCCTCTCCCAAGGAATTAAATTTTCAATCTCAGTTAATGAATATTTATGGTACTGCATCAAGGAGAAATTAAGTTTATAATAGTTCTCTAGATCCATATGCACCATACCTATGCGAAAAAAGATGATAACCCTTCTAATACCACAGTGCTTTCAACTTCAGTTTTAGGATTTTTGATAGTTACATTGTGAGATAACTTAGGCATTGTAGTAAAGAAAGTTTCAATTTCTTTAAACTGCAAACTGTTCATTTGCTCTAAGAAATCTTTCACCTCTTTCTTAGTACAATCAGATGCAGCCCACACTTCCTCTTCATTGTAAATTTTATCAATACAGGATGCTATCAAATCAAATGATTGATCCATACCAATCTTCTCTTCAAAATCAAAGTTGTTTTTGATAAACTCATCTAGAGATGGATACTTCATCTCCATCATTAAGTTAGCATCTAGTTTAATCTTATTAGTATGTTTCTCATCCTTTTGAATTTTAATATCATCTATATTAATAGTCACTGGAACTTGAGTTTCTCCATCATCAGGTGCTATAAGGTTAACTTCAATCTCTTCTCCTACAGACTTGCCTCTAATATTTAAAAACAAATATTCTATATCAAAGGTAGGTAAAGAGTCTACCTTTACACCTCTAGTTTGAATACAATTTTTTAGAACTGCTCTGATGGCAGTGCCAATTTGTTTTGTATCCTCAGACTCTAATGCAAGGACAAGTAACTTCTCCTCCTTAACTAAAAAAGGTCTATACTTTACTTTCTTTCCTGTAGATGGCAACTCAAGTTCATAAGTTGGTGTAGCAATGGTTGGTAATGGCATAATATTTTATGGTGTAGTTTATTTAGAGAGTACCAGCAAGAGTTTCTCTTTTGTCCTCCACAACATACCTTATGAATGAGAAGGATACATTGCATTTTAAAATTTGTCCTTGTTCATAAGAAAGAGGAATAGCAGTTATATCTCTGGGGAAAGCTTGAATGAAGGTATAATCAAAAGTTACCTTAGGGATAGTGGATTCATCTGAAAAATGATCCCTCTCAAACTTACTCAAGAATATATCTCTCTTATATGTTTTAGGATAAGAAACTCTTTGATTTGTGAATGGACTTTTAAATCTTTCAGTATCTGTAATACCACTTATATAATCAATCCATCTTTCAAATAGTTTAATTACATTATAGTTTCTATCAACATAGAATGTCAACCCTAATACATCATCATAGATTCTTCTATAAGCCATCTTCTCAGTCACACCCTGATAATCATTAGTGACATCATGAGTAGCTAGTGAAGAACCTGGTAGGTTTGCTTCTGAACAAGACAAAGCAATATTATCCAAATCCAAATTACTTAGATCTGATACCTTAGATCTTACTGCTGCTGGTATGGATAGAGTTAAAAGATATTGAGAAGATAGAGCAACATTAAGTAACCTTGATTTTATATCAGTAACTCTTAATTTTTGTGGTCGTGCTCCCGCCATCTATAAATATTTTAGATTATATATTATGTATAAGAGATGGCTGAAAGTATTAAGAGTAAGTACAAACCAAAGTACCCTCAAAAATATCAAGGCAATCCAAATAATATAATATGTCGTAGTAGTTGGGAGCGTAAGTTCTGTAGATACTGTGATCTGAATGAGAATATTATAGCATGGGCATCTGAAGAGATAAGTATTCCATACCTATCTCCTGTAGATCATAGACCACATAGATACTATCCAGACTTTCTTATGAAAGTAAAAGAAAGTAATGGTAAAGTTAAAACTTATGTGGTTGAAGTCAAACCAAAGAAGCAAACTAAGCCACCAAAGAAAAAATCCAGAGTAACTAAATCATATCTGTATGAACTTACAACTTATGCTGTCAACCAAGCTAAATGGAAAGCAGCACAAGAGTTTTGTTTAGATAGAAGAATTGAATTCAAAGTTATCACAGAAGATGAGTTAGGTATCAAGTAATGTCAGAGAGAACAGAAGAACTTCAAGAACAAATTGAAGGACTAACCAGTGCTGATGACATCATGATGAATATCATGGAGGTCTTCAGTCAAACTGAACTAGTTCCTGATGCAGGTGGATACTATACCTTTGTATATAATGCCAAAACACCTGGTGTGTATGATGAGTTCCCTCTTGTTGCTGTTACCTTTGTAGAAAGGTGGGGATTCCAAGGACTTAACTTTCATTGGGGAACATCAAGGAACTATACATGGCAAGAGGTGGTAGGAAGATTGCATGTGATCAACAATGATGAGATAGATTATCTACGTTCATTATCTTATGCAAACTTTAAGACTAAATAACTAAAAAGATATTCATGTCAGAAGTATCTAAAACAAAATTTTCTAATTTAGAAAAATCTATTAACATTATAGAAATAGATGCGGATGCTGATACCATTAAAGTAACAGATTCTAAGGGAGAAACTATAGCAAATTATGTTAACAATAATTGGGACCCAGTTGAGTCTCATAGTGGGGGATCTGCTCTTGTTACAACTCAAATTAATCTAGATTCTTGGAATCAAGCTTTAAAACAATCTGTTGATAATTTATCAAAAGAAGATTTAGAAAAACTTGCTTCTTATAAAAATAAAATAGATACTGAAAATAAAACTGTAGCAAAAAATGAATCAAAATCTGGTCAGAATTCAGGTGGTGATGATGATAGCAAGGGATCTAAATTTAATTTAAGTAACATTAATGTAACTGACATTCCTAAAGATCCAGAAGGATTTTTCATAGGAAGATATCCTTTGAATCAACAAGACAGTTCAAACTTTGACTTCCTTAAGATAACATGTTATGACTATCAATCAGGATTAGACCTAAATGCAACAGGAAGAAACTTATTTAAAATAAAAGATATTGATAAAAGAGAAAAAGTTAGAAGAGGGGTAGTAAGTCTTCCAATGCAACCTGGTATATCAGAATCAAACTCTGTTAACTGGGGTGAAGAGGGATTAAATCCCTTTCAAGTAGCAGGAGCTCAAGCAGCAGGTGAAGTAATGACTAAAATAGCTGATGTGGTATCTGGTGGAGGATTTAATATGCAAGGTATTATGGAGACTGCTGGTAAAACAGGTGGTGCTTTGGCAACTGCTGTAGGTGAAGATGCAATCAAAGCATTTTTTGCTGGACAAGCAATAGGAGCAAATATTTTGACAAGAGGAACAGGTTTAACAATCAATAATAATTTAGAAGTATTATTTAATGGTCCAGTGTTAAGAACATTCAACTATACATATAAATTTACTCCTAGAGAACCAAAAGAAGCTGATAAGATAAAACAAATTATCAGATTCTTTAAAAAACAAATGGCTCCTAAGAGATCTAATAGTAGAATCTTTTTAAAAACTCCAAATGTTTGGAAGTTAAAGTATACATATAAAGATGGAGATCCACATCCATTTTTAAATAATATAAAAATATGTGCTCTAACTGGATTCAATGTGGACTACACACCAGATGGTTCTTACAGCACCTATGAGGATAATGGTGGTAGAGGAGATGGTTCAATGACCTCTTATCAGGTAGGACTATCTTTCAAAGAGATAACTCCAATATACAATGATGATTTTTGGAATGATGATGAAGGAAAAGAAGGAACAGGATTCTAACTATGACAAACTCTTACTTCAGACAAGTACCAAATCTTGATTATGTCAATCGCAATCCCAATGCTAATGACA